GTGCATGAATAAGAGAGTCTTCTCCGTTTTGTCCGGGTAATGGATGCTTTGCAAAAAACAAGTCAGATTTCTGGCGTAGAGACTGCCCTAGTCCATATCCGCTGCTTCCGCTGATCACTCCGCCAATTGCAGACCCGATAGCCGAAACATTCACACCATGGGCCAACAGCCATTTATTGAACGAGTCTGTAGCTTTTTCGATGCTAGAAGCAAGCGATTCAAAGGCATCCGCTGTTCCACGAATTGCCTGCGAAAATGCTGTCCAGTCAAAGTCCGACTTACCCCCTTTGGCCCAGGTTTGGTAATCCTGCCACAACATTAGGATTGCTGCTCCAAGTGCAGCGACGAGTCCAATTACAGCCATTACCGGCGCTGCGGCCACAATAAAGCCCACGAGAGCCGTCCATGCGGCGACAACCATGCCAAGTCCTGTGCCCAGCGCAACAACGCCAGCAAGGGCCGCTGCGATGCCAGCAATGATAGCCACAATCTTCTCATGGCGCTGCGCCCATGCTCCTACTTTCTGGAGAAGGTCCAAGAACCTCTCCAAGTAAGGAGTTGCCTTGTAAAGCAGGTCATAGCCAATTTTGACGATCTGCAACTCCAGGTCGGTAAACTCACGCTTCAACCGCGCCGCCGAGGCTGCTTCCTTATCAGTTGGACCAAACTCTTTAGTCCTTCCCATTGCGGATTGGACGGCTCCCGGCCCTTGCAGTATCAGATTCATCACGTCTTCGGGGATTCCGCTCGCCATGCCGAAGCTGAAAGCAACCTTGCGGTCCATGCCTGCGAATCGTTTCGACAGATCCACCATGATCTGATCGAACGGCTCACGAAAGTTTATGCCCAGGCGCGCAAAGAGCGGAAGTAGTTGAGGCATCTTCCCAATCAGCAGTTCTCCAGGCATTCCCGCTATCGTCCGCATGAAGTTCTGAATCGAACCCTTGCTGCCGCCAATCTCTTGTGCCGCCGCTCCCCACGCAAAGAGCTTTTGCGTGTTCATCTCTAGATTGCGAGAGAGAAAGTAAAGCTGCGTATTCGTTTCAATGGTGTCTTTGACGAAGGCGCGAACAGCTACAGTTCCGCCGAGAACAGCGAGGAATGAACCGAGTTTTGCGGAAAGGACCGTTAATTCTGATGCAGTCCCTTTGGAGGCTGTACCGATTCCCTTTACACCATGCTCGGTCTTCGATGCGGATTTTTCCAGATCGGCTAGCTTGCTGCGAACACCGGGAGCCTTTGCGTCAACGTCTTTTGAGTCGAGCGAAAGTGATACTATGAGGCTGTCAATTAATGTGGGCAAATTGAGCCTCTTTTCTCATCTGCGCATATTGCCTATTTTTGCCCGCAGATATGCGAGCTTTCCATTCATCTGAAAACGCGGGGCGCTTTCTTCCCTTTAGAGAAGCAGCTCTCTTCTCTCTTGTCTCTACCGATTGCGTTTTTCCTAAATGAGACAAAGATAGATTCTTTCTAGTCTCAATAGAACGCTTCTGACCTCGATTAGAGGCTGACAGTTGTGCTCTTGTTTTCGCAGATACAATGTGACCCTTGAGAGATTCTGATCTCTTGGCTATTGTCTCTTTAGATTGAGGCCCACACTTCTTTCCTTTCTTGGCAGATGGCTGGCCCCGTCTCGACTCAGACATTTTGGCAACGCTTTCTGCACTGTGCTTTTTCCCCTTCATGGGATGGCCGTTTTTCGCAAGTTGCGCTTTAGTAATAGCCGATAGCTTTAACCGTGTTTCCTTGGAATGAACAAGTCCAGTCTGACCCTCGCCACCTAGCGTAAGATTGTATCCATTCCCTAGAGGTGCAAAGGTTCCGTATTTGGCGATGAAGTGTTTTTCAAGATCGTTAAGCTGATACGGTTCTGAGGAAGCAATTTCGATTACAGAGAAGTTGCTAATTCCATACTTCCGCATCGCGGCATGAAGAGCATATTTTGATCCTAGTTTAGATTCGTTCTTGTGCTGAGCAAATCGTAGGGAAATGGTTTTTTCTGTCTTGCCGACATACCCCTTGCCGTTGACAAGGTTACGAATTAAATAGATGTAACCTTTCTTCGGCATGGTCTACTCCCTCTCGTTTTCTGAATCTACGGCGATGATTTCCAGAAGATTATGCGCGTCCTCCTCGCCGTAAATCGTTTGCAATTCATTCAATGTCGCCAATCGTCTGCCGACAATTACCCCTATTATTTTGGGGACGTTCGCGTACCCGGCTTGTGCTTTCTCGCCTCCAGCGTGTTGCCGAGAGATTCCGAGAGACCGGCGGCGAGCGAAAAATCCAGATGAAGTTTCAGTACCTCCCATTTGAGCATGAGCAACGTCTTGACTTCTTCGACCTGGCTCTCAAACAGCGGGTATCCCACCTTGACCTGCGGCTTTTGCGGATTAGGAATGAATTCAACGCACTCCATCAGTTCGGCGAGTAGCGGCCTGATCGAAACAGCGTCAATCGCAAACAGCTTCTTGAGGCCAATTTCCGCAAGCGCAGCCATACCCAACTGCAAGGCTCCGTCAGGAATATCCACGTTGGCCGCTCCGAGCGCAAGCATCACGCGAATAGCCCAGTCTTCCGCTTTTGTCGCGGCCATCTCTGTGAGCAGGAACGTCTTTCCTTTATCCCTGCCCTCAGAGTCCAATGTGTAGGTACTGGTTTTGCGCATAGTGCCCTCCAATTTAGCTAGCTGACTGAGGGCTGAATTGACGCCCAGTTGATCGAAAATTCGCGCATTGTCAGAACCTTGCCTGCCGATGCAACTGAGTTGTAATCCTCCAACGTGCCCTTATTGCACACGTAGGACTCGCCAGTTGCGGGCAGATCGATAGTCGCCGAGATATAGTACACGTCGCGGGCCGCTCGCTGTGCAGCGAAGATCGACTCAAAAATCTGGACGCTAGGAGAATCGGCCTGGAATGCGAATGTCTGCTTTACGGGGTTGAAAACCAAGCCCGCCGTCTTGCGGCCATCCACGCCGATTTGCGTTTCAGTGACCACGACAGCCGCTGTGTCCCATGCCTTGTCAGCCGAGTATCCCTGGAGTTGCACGGGAGACGGGAAAAGCCCCGCGACTGTCATGCTGACTACCGAATTTGCAGAGGTGATCGTGCTTGCTCCGCCCGTCACCGCGTTCGTAAATGCTCCCATACGTCACCTCTTAAAGAATGTCGATGCTCGAAAGGCTGAAATTTTGGACTGCTCCACCATCTGCGTACCATAGGTTCAGGATCGGCGTTTGTCTTGCATTCCTCGCTTGCGCACCCGGATCGAGAATCTGCAAGTAGTAGCCGTTGGATTGAATCGTTCCCGCCACGCTTGCGCCAGCGGCATTGTTTACCACAGCGGCTTGAGTCGATGAAAGTGTGACGCCGGTCTGAATCACGCCAGCATTGAGCGCGTTGTTGATTGGCCCATCAAACGTCACTCCGCCATTGGCTGTCGGCTGACCCACCAGGGCTGCGCGAATCAGTCCGTAGCCAGTCGGGTCATAAGGAATATCGTTCACCGCCGTGTAGAGATTGAGTAAGGCGAGTTGGAGTTGTGCGCTCAACCAGATTTGATTGACGTACTGATCAGCCCACGGGAACGCTCCTGGCATATTGCCGTTCGAAAAGAACGTGAATCCGGCATTGCGCGATGCAAAGGCTCCGTAGCAGTTATAGCCGTTTGCAAGCAGATTCGTGTAGGTCTGGAGGTTTGCGCACGTCGGAAGGACCGCAGCCGCCATAGCCGATTTCCCAGCCAGCGTAATGCGCCCGTTGGTTTGTGAGAAGTTGATGGAGGCAATCATGCCCTGTACGAAGGCCGCAGTGTTCAGAACCAGAGGGGCAAGCGAACCAAGAGAGGGATCGCCACCGATACACATCACGCCATTGTAATTGTTTGTTTTCGCTACCACTCCGAATGGTTCGGTTGCGTTCTGAGTGCAGGCCAGCACGTCGCTATCCCACATCACCGCGAGATACTCATCATCCTGTTCGCTGAACCATGCTGCGAACAACTCCTTGGAGGCAAGAGAGGGTTCGATAAGATAACTCATCGTCGCCCAGTTCTGGGAAACCGCCACCACGTTGTTCATGGCGCTTGCGGGGGTATCAGCGGCAGCACCCTGTGAAAGCGTTGCTCCGGTTGCTTGTGTGAGGTACAGATCGGCAGCAAGCGTGCCTGTTGCGTAGGCGATAGTCTCCGTTGCTCCGGTCAGCGTGCTTGTGAAAACAAACGTACCTTGCACCGCGTTCCACGTCACCGCAAACGGAGGCGATGTGAAAGCAGCCTGAATCGCTGCCGCCATCAGGCTTTGGCTTGCAACTCCAGTAAGATTGATGGAGCTTGATGTCAGAGGCACACCAGCAAAATCAATGGTCAGCGTTCCACTGTAGCCTTGGAGCGTAGCCAGCGGAACAGTTGCTAGAGAACCAGAAGCAAGCCAACCGGCCCGCGCCGCCGCGTTGAATGGTGCAAACAGGATTGCCGATGGCAGTTGTGTGCTGTTCACATACCCAGCAAAGTAGATTGACGCGTAAGCATATTCAGCCGACGATGGCCCAAAGTAGCTTGACACTGCTGTTGCGCTGGCAAAGCTAAGAACTTGCCCAGCGGGCATCAGGGGGTTTTGCGTCAGTACAAGGCCGCTCATCACTAGCCCTGCCCCACCAGGACTCAATACGCCGGGGATTACGTTTGCAATTTGCGAAGCCGGGATCGTCATTGTTTCTCCTTATGCATCCACATCGTCAAGAATGTTCATTTCCAAACTGTCCGCCGATTGCAAGGGCACTACCACAATCGGATTGTACTGCAAACTCATAGTTAGCGCCCATCTTCGTTCGTATTGTTCCTCTCCCGTAATCAGCGGTGATTCGTTGCCGTCATCGCAATAGAGCGGCGCGATACCTGCCGGGAATTGCGCGGTGGCATAGGGCGTGCGCCAAACCGTCTTGACCGCCGCGCACCAGTCGCCAGCCGATGCGCCGTAAAAGTCAGCTTGAATCATTAGGCGCTTGGGCCCGATAATGTCACTCTGAAAATTTACCCCGTCGTATGTGGAGCGAGGGACTTCAAGATCACTACTTGCAATCTCGGTCAGTTCAACAAAGCTCCCTACCGGCATAGCAACCCGGTTCACCTGAGCGCGGATGACTTGAGCGGCTCCCACGAACGGCTGTATGAACGCGCCGAGCGCATCGAACACTGAGTCGAGCGCGATGGAGGGCACGTATTGAATTGGGGCGCTCATGATTGCGCCCCTACGTCTTGGAGGATTATTGCAGCCCTAGTCCAGAGAGGCCACTGCTCAAGTATAGCCGTAGTGAGCCACGTTTCTCCGTCGATTGTAACCAAGTCTCCGCCTTTGGAATTGGTACGAACCACGGCGTTCAAGTTTCCGCGAAGGATAATTGAGTGGGTTGCGCCCTGGATATTAAGGTCGTCAAGATGTTTTAGGTCTGCTTGAATGAGCGCCTGGACCTGAGCGAATCCAGTAACGGGAGCGGTGTAGCTCGGAACCTGCTTGAGTCCGGAACCGATAGTATAGCCAGTCGAGGCTTGCACGGTGACCAATATGTTTGGATTAATGGTATCGGTCGATTGGTTTGCAATTCCACGCAGGTCCATTACTGGCTCACCTTATAGCTCGTCGATGCCAACATGGTACCCGACCACACAAGCGGCTTTGCCTGCGTTCCTGATGCAACCGGCTCACCTGCTGCAACATCCCTTTGCGCCTGCACCACATCACGGGCGCGAATGTTCTGTGGATTGTTGCCAAACTTGTAGCGCAAGCGAAGCGTGGTCTGCGAGAGCGGCGGCGCGGTCAAGTCGATAATGCTTTGCTTGAGTGCCCCCTCAATCTCTTCGCCCATGAACGCCAGAGTCCGATGCCCGTCCATCTTGCTGCGCTTCAATTCGCCGGCCATCATCTCAGGCCATTTGCCGGACTCGTTCGATACCATTGTGCGGAAGAAGGGGCGCGGCGGTGCAGGGAACCTGCCCTTGTGTCCAAACTCATTCCAGAACGCAATCGGAGCCTGGTCGCTGTCGATGAAGCCCACCTGAACCGTTCCATGCGCCCGCTTTCCCAAGTCGAGGAGCTTGGCTGTCACCGCATCGGACATCTTTATTGCTCTGGTAGCCAAATCGGCACCTGTTCCTCGAAAACCCCATCGCAAGAAAACTTGACCGCTGAAACTGTCGGCAACTCCAACTCTTCATTCTCGATTCGCTCCAGATCGCGCTTCAACTCGGAAGCGTCAATCGAGAGCGTGACCGTCATACCGGACGAGCGGAGCCAATGAACCCTTCCACCCGCGTCGGGTTTGCAAAATACTTCATTCCCCGATAACAGGTCGTAGCTTGCCAGAACGCCGCTCCATACTGGCTTTGCGCGAACCATGCGCCGCTTCCAGGCGTCGCTGGCGTAAAGTCGAAGGTAGCCCCCACCGCGCCCTCATTGGCAGCACTGACGCGCCCCACGGGCCGAGGCTGGCCATCTGCGGTGAGTATTCCGCCAAGAAACGCAATGTGCGCTGTTACCATGTTGAGCAGCGCACCGCGAATATTCACGTCCTGCACCACACTGCAATCTGTGTTATTGAGGTATAGGCCAGCTTCCGCAAACATCGAAGAGAACAGCGACGGATTAACGTTGTAGGCCTCTGTGAACTCAGGGTAGCGGCCGACGAAAATGGCGGGATTGAACGAGGCAATCACGAATTGGCAGGCTCCATTACAACACCATCAATTTTGGCCGTCTTGCTCATCGGCTCGAACCCCGTTTTGACCTTCTCCGCGTTCTTTGCCTTCGACTGCGCTTCCTGCTCAGAATGCGCCTCGAATACAGCCCGCGTCTTCAAAGGTCCAAACCCCTCGTATGCTTCTTTCCATGCGGCCCAAAACTCAGCATCGACAGGCGTGGTAGAAAACATCTTGGGCGGAAGATAGAGGCCGCTTTCAGTCTTCGCCTCGTAAACCCCCGCAAGCGTCACTGTCAGGTTGCGGTTCTTGGGGTGATGCAACACAAGGCCGTTTGGTAGACGGCAACCAATGAGAACTGTTTCCTTTGCCATGGTTCCCTTTCAAGGAGCGGCGCTAGGCCGCGCTGAGGCCGCATCTCTGCGACTCCTGTTGAACTGCTAGACGCCGAGTAATTGGGCGATTAAGAATGGACGGAAGAGCAAAGTCCCCCATGTGCCTTGGCTGGTCTTCTGCTTGAAACTCGACAGCTCAATCTTGATCGGATGCGCACGCAGCTTCTCGGTAAAGGCGGTGGTTGCCGTCCTCTGCCCCTGCATTTCATCCGCGATCAACTGCACAAGGTTTCCAGAGGCGGTCGAGTATTCCGGCGCCGTCTCGATCTTCATCTTCGGGAAGTTTTTCTTGAGCATATCCTGCACGTTGACGTTATATTGATTGGTCAAGGTGAGATATACCTGCGAAGTGGGAGACATGACCAGCGTCAAAGGAGAGGCCATGTCAAGTTCGACAAGGCCGTTGGCCTGGGAGACAAGCTGTCCATAGAGCGCCTTGATGTCGTTGTAGACAGCAACCGCTCCATTTGTGAGGTCAGTTGCCTTCTGCGCCCACGTTACAAGGCTGCTCCCGGTCGTGGTATCGGCGATGGGAGCAATCGGGGCCGAGAGCGACGGGTCATTGAGCAAACCGTAGTTTGCCAGCCCCGCGATACCGAAGAAATAGCTCTTGTTCTGAAACTTGTTCAGCGTCAGAACCGAAGCGATTCTTTGTCGGTTAGCCCAGTCGATGCGCGCAAGGCCCATCTTTTCCAGTTCGCGCTCGCCCCACTGAGTGATGACCTGGTAGGTATACGACTGGCGTTGCACCCAGTTCACGTTCGCGCCAGCGATGCCTGACTCAGCGTAGTCGCCGTAGGAAGAAACCATGCCAGTAGATTCGACAATGGGGAACATCGCTGTTTCCAAAGTCCAATCACCCTTCTTGGTTTCCTCGCCGACGATCTCCGTCGCCTTCATCGGAGCCACAAGGACTTCAATCACCTTCGGGTCGATGTAGGTAGACAGAAACGCAGGGATTCCGCTGTTCGAGACTGTCACCAAGGCGGGTTGAGCATCCATAGCCAGCCGACCACCGCGTTCCTTTTCGGTCTGCTGCAACTGGGCATCAACCCCCATGAAATTGATGCCCCACTTCTGCGATACTGATTCAAGATGACGGTCCATTACGCACCCCACGTCGAGATTTGTACCAGTTCGCCGACGTTGCAAACGGACTGGGCTGTAAAGTTGGTGAGGATTCCTCCCGCAGTGACGACAATTGTTCCGCTGGCAGTGTAGGCTGTGCCCGGAATGTTGAGGTTATAGAGTCCAACCCCACCAAGAGTGCCGCTGATGAAGGATTCAATACTGCTCCCAGCCGGGATTCCACCGGTGGCTGTGACGGGCGCGCCAATCGCCAGTGTTCCGGTAATAGCGGTAATGTCCAGCACCGTTCCAAACGTGGTGACGCCGGTTGCGCTGGCCACATACTGAGTTCCGGGCGAGCTGACGGTATAGACGCCCGCAGTTGCCACGCCGCCACCGCTAACCACGCCAGTCACAGTGGCACCAATCGGGAAGCCTGTGCCGCCGCTGATAGTATCGCCAACAGAAACGAGACCGGTTGAAACAGTGACTTTGACCACATTTCCGAAAGTGGTGATAGTCGCCGCCGCCGCTGTGTTCGCTTCGTTCAGCGTGTATACTCCCGCGCCACCCGATGTCCCACTCACAAAGCCGACAATCTGCGTCCCAGCGGTAATGCCGACGCCGGAGATTGTATCGCCAATTGAAACCAGACCAGTGACCGCAGAGAGCGTGATCTGGTAGGCGTTGCCGACTACCGCAGTGCCAGTGCTGGTGGAACCCAGCGAGGCGGTATTGGTTGAACCGAGAGTCGCCGTAACGCTCGAAGGAACAGCCGGAAGCGAGGCTGCGCCCGGCAGAACCGATCCATCAGCATAAGCCGCATAGATCGCTTCATTTATGGTAGTGGACGATGTACCCGCATTGGTTGCCAGGAAATCTCCTGCAACCATCAGCGTCACAGGGAAGCCGGGGGGAATGAGCATACCGGCCGTTTGCAAGTATTGCGTGAGCAAGCCTTGCTGATCCCGATGAACGAATCCCCTCGGAATGGTTCCGGCCTGACCGTAGTTGGTCACTGTGCGATTATCGGATTCTACCCATGCAAATTTTCCGATAGTAACACCATTCGGACCCGCGATGAACGCCCCTGTCTCTGGCGTGAGGGCGGTTGACCGTGGATTGGCGCTGGCAAAGTCTCCCGCAACCCCAAAAGGGTTCTGCTGGTTGACTCGCGTCTGAAAACTACCGATTAAAGGACTTCCCATGATCGTCTCCTCACATCACCTGAATTTGACGGCCTGCGCCGGTGAACTTCTCTTCCACTGAAACCGCATCGAACGCCACTCGCGGAGCGGGCTTGGATGCCTGTTGTGCGAGATTGAACAGCGCCCGGAGTGCCGGAACGCCTTCAACGCCCGCCCGGTCAACCTTCATCTGGTCGAGCGCGAAGCCGTAAATGTCGGCGGCGGAATCCTGCGCCAGAACATCGCCCACCACGGGCCGAACTGCTCGGCGGGCTTCATCGGCAGAGCGAAGATCAGCCTTAAACTCATCCATTGCCTTTTTCATGCCATCCTCAGCTTTCTTCTTTTCCTCTTCTTCGGAATCCTTGGCCGAGCAGTCCTTGGCCTTTTTATCGGCGGCTTTGCGCTTTTCCATGCGCTCCTTGCGCTCTTCTTCGGTCTCCTCTTCAGAGTCGTCGGCGCGGCGCTTTTCACGCTCGTAACGCTTTTTCTTCTCTTCGAGGGTTTCCTCTTCGCCGTCCTTAGCCTTGTGGTCGGACTCGCCCTCCTCTTCCTTTGCCCACTCCTCGAAAGACAAGTCCTTGGCCGTCTTTCCGTCTTTGGCCTTCTTGTCCTTGGCGGCCTTTTCCTTCTCTTCACGGGCCTTCTTCTCAGCCTCGGTCTCCTCTTCGGATTCCGCGTCCTTGGCAGCTTGCATCGCGGCCAGGGTTTCCGGCTTGCGAAGCTCGGCGTCCATAGCGAGCAGTTTGGGTTCGAGCGCCCGCAAATCGCATTGCTTGCGCGTCAGGCCGATCACCAGGGGCTTGAGAGCGGAGTCCGCTGCCAGCTTGGGCGATGCAGCACAGAGAATTGCGTAAAGAGCTTTGCCGAATTTCGTTTCCATCTTCATCTCCAGTTTGCTGTCCGCTGCCATCACATCTGACCCGGCGCGGCCTGATTTAACCAACGCAACATGATTCCCCTGAATATCCCTCATCACCCCGTCGTACCTCTGACCCTCGTACATCCCCGGCGTCATGTCCGCCCGATAGCGATACGAGGCCGATAGTTCCCTCACTGTGTCCGTCTCCACTCCCGCTATCGCTTCCACATCCCAAATGCACAGGTCCGCTATTAGGTACGGAGCTTGGAACTCCACATCCGAGCCTATCGTTCCCGCTATGCTGTCCTGTTTGGGATCGTCCGCGCTCACTGGCGTGTGAATGAACATCAATTGATTCCGAGCGAATGATGGTGCGGCTTTGGCTAGTTCCCCCGGATCGCGCAGCAGATAATACACTCGCTCCGGCTCCAGGCCTAGCTTGTCTGCGTCTGGAATTTCGCGTCCGTAATAGGGGTTGACCGTCGCCTTGGAGATTGGCGTCCGCAGAATGTGCAGGCGTCCGTCCGCGTCGTATCGCCGGTTTAGCAATTTCGAGTCGCAAGCGATCTCCATAGCTGTCTCGATTTCGAGAATTGCACTATGAAAACGTGAACGCAATACCCCACTTGACAAAAGAACGGCACTTGCCTATCATGGCCTTATGAAAAGAGTACGCCGTCCAACCTGCTACTTGGGTCACAAGATGCGAACAGGGGATGACGGAAGGCAACGCTGCCCTATCTGCGAAGCAAGGCGGTTGCGGGAGTGGCGGGCGAAACAGAAGAAAGCGCATGAGTGACGTTTTCGCCAACGCGGTATTCATCGCACTTGCCATGCTTGCATGGTGGGCCATCGAGTGCTGGAGGCACAAATGAAAAGCAATAAGATATTTTCAATCTTCACTGGATTGGCGCTAATTGCAGCTTCTGTCTGCTTTGCACAAAACAGTCTGTCCTGGCCTCTAGAGCAACGCCATTCACAGGAAGCGGCCAGATCTGAATGCTACGTTTTAGATTCACAGTTCCGACCGAATAGAGACAAAGCGGACGAACAATGCTCCGTAGCGGCTTGCACGTCCGGGTATAACCCCACAGCGTTCTCTCCAGAGCAGGCAAACATCTGTGCGGCGGAGAGAAAGAAGCATCCACAGCCGAAATCTGTCTGGAAAGTGTATATAGCCGCGAATGGCGAATATTTCAGAGCAAATATAGGTACTACTCGGCGCACACAATTGGGCGTCATAGTTATGGGACAAATACAAGGTGAAGACATCGTCGCCAAACCGATGATCTTCGATTGCGCTGGGCACTTTATGTTTTTCATCGATAACGATGAGACCGGAACATCCTCTTCAGGTTGGCAACTAGCTCCGTCTCACTCGGTTATAGGAGCAATCGCTAAAGATGTTTGCGTCAAACGGTGACTATTTCTCCGCCGGGGTCCATGGGAGAACTGATCTCGACTGGCAGCGGCAGTTTATCAACTGACCCGGGAAGATAAACGCCTTCACGTCTGGATCATACATTCCCTTGTCTACTTCATATATTTTACCATTCATTGCCACATGAGATCGACGTGGTTCCTTACCTGCATGACTATGCATCCAAATACTTTTCTTGATCCCGATTTCAAGCTGTCTGGCTCTTTGTACCACGGCTGAACTCTTGTTTGCCTGGTCCCGGCTGATCAGCACAGCCCGGTTCGCCGCCACGTGGTAACGCGCCCGAATCTCCGCTGCCATCGACTTGAGATCGCGCCCCGCCGCATAGTTCCGCATCACGATACCCTCAACCTCTTGTAGGTATTGCGCCGGAATCGATTTGATTAACCCCACATTTTCTGCCAGCGACGCCTCAAACGCATCCCGCATGGCCGGAGTCATAGTGAACTCAATCGACCATCCGGCCTCGCGTAGCGCCATCCTCATAGCCGCGCTGGTGCCCCTGAATTGGTTCTTGAGAAACGATGCGGCCACCTTGGGGGCCATGTCGTCAAACTTATCCTGCCAGCGTTCCGCCAGCTTCATGAACTCGAACTGCATCTGCTCTGCCGGAGTTGAGTCGGTTGCCAAGACTGGCGGAGCGGCCTTGCGCTGTGCCTGTAGCCAATACGCCACGGAATCGGCCATCTCCCTAATGAGAGCGGTCATGCGCCGCTGATACCGCTGCCGGATACCAGCGTTGGGCCAGATTGCTCGGATTGCCTTTACTTTGCTGGCTTGCATGGCTCACTCTCTACAAAATCAGCGTCGTATCCCAAAGCTGAGTCTGTCCCTCGTGCCAGGTTTGCGCTCTCCTCCGCTTCATCCGGCGGCGCTATCTCCTTGCTTATATCTATTC